ATGTTTTATTTATTTTTAGATTTACTAAAATCACAAACTACTGAAGATGAATTTGAAGAAATTCTAAAAGATACAGATGATGATATTAAATTTAATAGAGTTAGTTTCGAAAAGACAACTACTTTAAAAGAATATATTAGAATTTGTGCTATTTGCACCAAATTATATTCAAGGACGGTTAAAAAAATATGAATGACATATTAAATTCATATTCTATTAATAATAAGAGCTGGGTAAGAGTTTATAAAATAGGAAATACAATTGAGTGGTATTAAAAGTTAAAATATTGCAATACATAATCTGGGATAGATGAAATTCAAAATTAAATAAAAAACATTGAATAATAGTTTGTATTTTGGGTTAAGATTAAACTATATTTCATTTTCCTTAAAATGGAAAATGAAATATATAAGATGCAAAGAAAGTTATCAAAATTAGATTGATATATCTACATTATAGATAAGTATAATACTTCAATAGATGATTAGCTAATTATCATTTGGCAGAGCTCTATATGATGTGTAAATAAATGTTATGTAGAATATTTTGTACGTTAGGTATAGATAAACAATTTGAGAATTAGATTCATTTGAGGTTAATATCTTTACTAGAAATTAGAAATATTTTTGTGTAGTAGGCATTTGAAAATGAGCTGCTTAAAGTTCTTAATAGGTGGTTATTCCACTTTAGCTTGTCACACTCAATAGTTGGAACATGCTGAAGTGGAGGCAACCATCTATTTGGAACCCTCCAGCGAAATTTTTATAGCCCTACGTAACAAAAATATTTCTGATTTCGGTTGATTACCACATAATTCTAAATTATAAGTTGTTTATCTATAAGCATAGGAGGGGTTAATATAAAAGAATATGATATCAGAGATGTAGATTTAAAAATAGCGAAAATGATAACAAGAGAGATGTGTGAAACTTATAAAATTATACCAATAAGTGATAGGGAAACGGAAGTTATTGTTTTAGCGTGTGATATTAAGAATGGAGCAGATGAATATTTAGAATTTATATATAATAAAAAAATAAATTTGCAAAGTATTGAGGAGAAAAATTATGAAAAGTTAAAAGAAATAATATTTGGAATTGAAGATAGAAATTTAGAAAAAACTTTGATATTCAATGCGATAAAGAGTAAAGCAAGTGATATTCATTTTGAACCTCATAAAACTTATGTTGATATAAGATATAGGATTAATGGAAGTTTAATATTAGTCCATAAGATGGAAATAAGAGAATATGCAACTCTTGTATCAAAAATAAAGTTGAACTCAAACATGGATATAACAGAAAAACGTCGTCCTCAAGATGGAAAAATTATTGTTAATTATAATAATGCAAAATATGACCTAAGGGTATCGTCTATACCTCTTGTATATGGGGAAAAACTGGTCATAAGGATACTTTATTGTGATAATTTTAATTACAAACTTGAGGATTTAGGTTTTTCATATGATGAAATTGAGATTATAAGAAAAATAATATCAATGAATAATGGTCTTGTAATAGTGAATGGACCAACTGGAGCTGGAAAATCAACTACTTTATATACAATATTAAGAGAAATAGATTCAAGAGTTTTGAATATTACAACATTGGAAGATCCAGTAGAAGTTGTAATGGATAATGTAAATCAAATGAGTTTAAATAGAAAGCTAGATATAGATTTTTCAACAGGTCTTAGAAGTATTTTGAGGCAAGATACGTATTTAAATAAGAAATGGCTTATTTACTTGGTTTCATAAAATCCGTCAAATGAAACGTCAAAAATATTAAAAAATTCTTGAAATCTTATCACTAGCATTTTTCATCATATCATCAGTTACATGAGAATAAATTTTTAATGTCATTTCAACTGTATGCCCTAAAATTTTAGCTGCTGTTTTAAAATCTATTCCATTAGATATTAATAAAGTAGCATAGGTATGCCTTAATTCGTGTATAGAAATTCCAGCTAATTCTCTCAATAATGGATTCAAATATTTTTCTATAGAAGCTTTATTAAACGGAGCTATACGATTATCTATAGAAATACAATTATCTTTTTTGTATTGCTTAAGGGTTTTTAAAATATTTGGGGTTATAGGTATTTTTCTATTAGAATTTTTACTTTTTAAATCTCCAAAGTTACTCTTGCTATTTTTTAAAACTTTCCACTGTTTATTAACCTCAAGAGTCATGTTTTTTTCGTCTATATTATCCCATGTTAGACCTAATATTTCGCCACATCTTAATCCGCATTTACCTGCTATATAAGCTACAATATAAAATTTACTTTTCTTTAATTTTAAATTATTTAATAAGCTATTTAATTCAATTTTAGTTAAAGCTTTCTTTTCTTTTATATTTTTATCTTTTGATAATTTTATATTTAAATCTATTTGAAAATTAGGATTATAATTTTCTTTGTAATATAAGAAAATTTGTTTTAGTTTTATTAAATAAGTTTTTATAGTTACAGTTTTCAAATTACTTCTAATCATTTCATCTACGCATTTTACTATATCAGCTTTCTTAAGATCCATAACCGCCTTATCTTCTAGTTGCTTAAATTTAACTATAGAATTTTTATATCCTTTTATAGTATTATGTTCCAGATATAGTCTCGAATGCTCTACAAATGCATTAGCAACGTCTCTAAAGGTTATAGAATTATATTCCTTGTTAATTGCATTAGCTTCGTTTTTTAATTGTAATTCTATTTCATTTAGTGCTTGTTTTATAAATGGTTTTGCATCCTTTTGAGCTTTAAAACCTTGCTTAGATTTTTGTTTCCACTTCTCATTATTATCTTTGTAACTTATTATGGCTTGATAATTCCCATCTTTTTTTCTATAACTAATACTATATTCTAAGTCCATAAAATCATCCTTTCTCGAATGAATGTTCTTTTTAAATTTATAAATTAACCAGTTAAGCTTAAGTAACTGGAATTTTGATTAATGATAATTCTATATAAAATGTTTTATTAGTTCACAAACTCTTTTAGGATAGTTGATATCATCGCAACTTCTATGTTTTTTTATATATTCTAGATACAAGTAAGTTGCACATAAATCAGCTTCATACTCTTCTTTTAAATTCATAGTTAATGATGAATTTAAAAGAAGAGTATTTTTATGTTTTAAAAAGTAATGTGAAAGTTCATGAAATAGAGTTATGCAGAAATTTTCATCACTTAAATTCTCGTTAACAACAATCATTTGTCTATTTGGAGATATATATTTATAGAATCCATTTATATTTTTTGTTAGTGGTTGGGTATTAAACTCAACTCTTTTTAAACTTTTAACTATGTGGATAGGATCTAAATCATCATAGTCATTAATTACTTCATTAGCAACACTTTGAATATACGAAATCATACTCAAAGTACTCACCCCCAATACAACCATTAAATTAAATTGAAATAAATTATCTATATTTTTTTGGTGTAAACTTCTTTTTATTTTTATTTTTATAGCTTCTAAAGTAGTTCTTATCGCATTTTCAATAGCAAAATAATCTTCCTCGCCTAATGTATCTTTATTTTTAGAAAATGACATTGATAATTCATTAATAATTTTTTTGGCTTCATCATCAATATCTTCCTGTTCTTTAATTGAAAGAGAGTAATCTATTTCTTTTTTTATTTCCTCATTATTTTCTGTTTGTTCATTATCAGAAAGTAAATAATCAACTGTAACACCAAAGAAATCTGCCAATTTCATAAGTGTTTCTTTTCCTGTACCTTGCAAATTTTTTTCAATCATACCTATAGTAGAGCGACTAACACCAATAGCAGCAGAAAGTTCTTGTTGAGTTAATCCTTTCTTTTTTCTAAGAATTTTTATTTTATCACCTAACATAACAAATTCACCTCTATGACAATTTTATCATAATTAATGACAAAATCAATAGTTAACTTTAGAAAATTAAAGAATGAGAGATTTATTTTTGCTTTTTGTCATAATTTATGATAAAATAGAATTTTTAAAATGTCGGTAATTATGACATAATAAAACTACACCAAGACAAACAAATCACCAAATAAAACAATTTAATCATTTTAAAATTCAATTTATGACAAGGAGGCGAAAATATGAAACTAACACCAATAAGATTAAGAAGGTTGAATGCAGGTATAGAAAGTAAGGAAGCACTAGAAAAGCTACGTATAACACAAAGTACATTTTATAAGTTAGAACAAGGATGGACAAATCCTTCACCTCAATTGATAAAAAGACTTGCTGACACTTATCAATGTACTACTGATGAAATATTTAAAGATTTAAAGATTACTGGTTAGGAGGAATTACATTGAATAATTTAATAACAATCAATAATCGAGACCTACAGATTAAAGAATTTAATGGACAAAGAGTTGTTACTCTAAAGGATATCGATACATTGCACCAAAGACCAGAAGGAACTTCAAGAAGGAATTTTAATAAAAACAAAAAGCATCTTATAGTTAACGAAGATTACTTCGTACGAAATTCATACGAAGCAAAGGAAGAGTTTGGAATAACTGCTCCTAGTGGTTTAACTCTTTTAACTGAATCAGGATATTTAATGTTAGTTAAGTCATTAACTGATGATTTAGCATGGGAAGTTCAAAGACAATTAGTAAATTCATATTTTAGAGTTAAGAATGACATGCCTATAGTTTTAGGTATAGCAAGTCAGATGTTAAATCTAGCACAAGGAACACAAGTTATAGGACAAGTAGTGCAAGGACTAATGCAAACAGTTGGAGGTATAAAAGAGTATGTACAGGATAGTATACAAGCTAAGGATCATCAGATAGACCAAGCTATGAATTTGATAGGAATTAGAAGTAAAAATACCCGTAGACTAAGCAAGAAACTTAAAGATGCTTTATTCAATAAATATGACGAGTATGTATATGCTACTGATATTAGATATATCAATGCAATGCATTTAGTATTTAAGGAATTTAAAGTTTATAAATGGGAAGAAATTTCAGTAACTCAATATAATGCAGTTGAGGCATTTATTGAAAATATGTTTGATTAAATTATTAACATAATTAAATATTGGTCAAGCCTAGTAAAAACCACACACCGCTAGGGCTAACATGGTGAGGAATTGGAAAGATAAAAAGCAATTATTTTAAGGAGGACAAAGTTATGAAGAATACTGGAATAGTAAGAAAAGTAGATGACTTAGGAAGAATTGTAATACCAAAAGAGTTAAGAAAGACTCTAAACATTAATGAAGGTGATGCATTAGAAATATTCACTGAAAGCAAGGACATAATCTTAAGAAAGTATCAATCAGGCTGTCATTGCTGTGGAGAAATGAAAGGTTTAACAACTATATTAGGCTTAGATATATGCCCTAAATGTTTGAAAGAATTTAATAAAGCTGCAGAAGAAACAAACAAGATAAGAAAGGCCAAATAATTATGATAATTGATGGTAAAGAATTTCAAATTAGAAAAATCTATTTAGATTCAATATTATTAATTAGTATGGAAAGTTTTGAATTTAAAGTTATTCAAAAGCCAAAGCGTAGGAGACAACATGGGAATAATAGCAGATATTAATAGAGCAGTAGAAAGAATTTATAAAGCTACTATTAATAGAGAGAAACAAGAACATAGACCATTTGGAGATATTCTAAAGGAAGAAATAGACAAGCTTTATAAAGAAAAAGCTATCCAGGATGACCGCCAAGAAATCCTAGATAGCAAATAAAATTAATCAAGAATATTATAGCACATACTGGAGGTATGTAAATGGCAAGAGTTAGTTTAGCAAAATTAAAGAGTAGGTCTGCTGTAGTTAGTTCACTTGTAAATGATGTAACTTACTGTGAAAGACCAAACGAAGATGATTTGGAAAGCTTACGCAACGAATATGACTTACTGTATAGCGACATTTTAGATGTAATTGAAACATTGGATTATGTTTTATCTGATGTTGAAAAGTAGGTGTTTATATGAACATTCTAAAGGAAACGCATAGCAGACTTGAATATCAATATTCAAAGTTAAAGGATTTACAAGAGTGCTTAGAACAACCAGTTACCAAGGATTGTGCAAAATATTTAAAAGATAAAATTTATAGCACTAGTAAGAATATTGAGTATTATCAAGGATTAATTAATATTTTAGAACCTATAGGAAAGGAAGATAAGCAATGTCAAAACTAATTGGAATAATGGGTGAAAGTGGAGCAGGTAAGACAACAAGTCTTAGAACACTGGACCCAAAGACAACTTATATTATAGATGCAGATAAGAAAGGACTTAGTTGGAAAGGTTGGAAACAACAATATAACAAAGAAAGTAAAAATTATATAGCAACTGATGATCCATTAGCTATAAGAAGTTTAGCTAAAAATATAAATGACAAAGCACCGCAAATTAAAACAATAGTTGTAGATACTGTAAATGGTGCAATGGTGGCTGATGAAATGAGAAGAAGCAAGGACAAAGGCTACGATAAATGGATGGATTTAGCAGCATGTGTGTGGAATTTGATTGATGATGCACTTACCTATAGGGAAGACTTAACATTTATATTTATATGCCATAGTCAAACTGATGTAAATGAAAGTGGTTTTTTATGGACCAGGATTAAGACTTCAGGTAAAAAGTTGGACAAGATTGTTTTGGAAAGCAAATTTAATACAGTTCTATTGGCTAAGTGTGTTGATGGTAAACATATTTTTGAAACACAAAGCAATTGCAGTACTGCTAAGAGTCCAATGGGAGCATTTGAAAGTATGGAGATAGAGAATAACATGGCTAATGTTTTAAAGGCTTTGGAGGAGTTTTAGGAGGACTAATTAATGATTGCAAGATTTAAAATAAAAGGAACTTGCGTAGATGATTTGTTTCATATATTAGCAAGCAATGGATACCAAGTTCAATTAAGTACAACCCAAACAAGAGATACTTACATTTGTGATGTTATTGTTAAAGATTTTAAAAGTGAAAGTGAGGATAAATAATCATGGCAGAACAAACAAGCAAGGAAAGAGCAGAACAATTAATTGCAACAATCTTAGAAAAAAGAGAATCTGCAAAGAGTGATAAGGCTTATATCACAGGGGCCAAGGAAGAACTTGAACAATTCCTTATTGAAAATGATTTAACAGAATGGACTTGCCCTAAAGGTACTGTAAAAATTGCTGATTCAGTTAGAGAAGGATTAGAAAAGGAAAAAGTAGAGAGTACAGTAACTAAGGTTAATGCAAAACAAATAGATCATATAGAAATAAAAGATTTGTACAAGCAAATAGATGTACATTCAATTAGTATTAAGGCCAAAAAGGAGAATTAACATGGATAATTTAGTTGGTGTAGTGAATAAACCACAATTTGATACCAATGTATTTAGAGTTGGTATGGCTATACATGTTATAGGAAATTTGGGTGGCTATAGAATGGACAAGGATTGTTTAATAATGAATGTTACACCTTTGGACTTAAAAATTATTTATATTGACAATGAAGGTGATGATGAAACATTAACATTAGGAATAGATACAGTTAAAGATGGAAGAGTAACTATTAGATTGAAGGAGGACAAATAATTATGATTAAACCACAAGATTTTGAAAATGTACAAGCATACTCAGGATTCACACCATTAGAAGTAGGTGGACACATATTAACAATTAAAAGTGTTGAGGAAACTAAGAGCAAAGCAGGTAGAGATATGATAGTAGTCTATTTCGATACAGATAGAACAGATAAGCAACCTAATTACTTTAGTGAGCAATATAAAAATAATCAAAAGCCAGACAAGAAATGGCCTAATAATGCAATAGTAAGACAACTTGTATTAGATGCAGAAGGTAATACCAATAGAGGATTTAAGACATTTATAGAAATGGTAGAGAAAAGTAATCCAGGCTTTAAGGTTCAATGGGGAAATAACTTTGTAGCATGTTTTAAAAATAAATTAGTTGGTGGAGTATTTGGTAGAGAAGAATGGCTTGATAATTCAGGAATAAGTAAGTTTTCAGTTAAGCATCAACATTTTATGACTGTTGAAGACATTAAAAGAGGTGTAGATGCACCTAAAGATAAATTATTAAACCCTAGTGGAAATGATAATGGACCAGATATTTATGCAGATATTACACCAGTAGATGATGGGGGAAACCTTCCATTTTAACCTATAGGAGGATTTAGCTATGGTTTATTTAAGAAAACTTAGACAAGAAAAAGGAATAAGTATTAATGCACTATCAAAAACAACTGGCATAAGTGCACCAACAATAAGAAATATTGAAGTTAAAAATTATAAAACTTCAAATAATAACTTAAAAAAACTTGCAGAATATTTTGAGGTTAAGGAACCTTTAGAATTGCTTGAAAGTGTTTCTCAGGAATTAAAAGTTAAAAAGTGTTTAAATCAAAGATGTCCACTTAATAAAGAGTGTTATTGCCAATCTGACCAAGTAATAGCAGGTGAATATTGCAAAAGCCAAAAATTAATTACCGATAAGTCTAAAAAAGTTAGCTTTAATAATACATAAGCTTTATTTGTAGAATAGGTAAGAAACTATAGATATTATGTAGTGATAAAGGAGAAAAAATGTATATTCAAGATATAGATTTGAAACTTAAAGATTGGGCCTTTAGCCAAAGAAAAGGACTGCCTTATGAATTGAAGTTGCTGCTAACAAAAAAGAGAATTGAAGATTGGTACAGCTATTGGCAAGGTGATGTATATGTAAGTTTCTCAGGCGGTTTAGATAGTACGGTTCTTTTACATTTAGTAAGAGAACATTTATACAATGACATACCTGCTGTATTTGTTGATACTGGACTTGAATATCCAGAACTAAGGGCATTTGTTAATACCTTTGATGATGTAACAATATTAAAGCCTCAAAAGTCATTTAGGCAGGTTATAAAAGAATATGGATACCCAGTAGTAAGCAAAGAAACAGCAGCTAAAATAAGAAAATTAAGACATGGAAATTTATCAGATAAGTATAGAAATTACTTAATGAATGGTGATGAAAGAGGATCATTAGGAAAGTTAGCAGATAAGTGGAAGATTCTTTTAAATGCTCCTTTTGATACAAGTGAAAAATGTTGTGATGTTATGAAAAAGAAACCTTTCAAAGAATACCATAAAAAGACCAATAGATATCCTTATATTGGAATTACTCAAGATGAAGGATTCCAAAGACAAAGACAATATGAAAAGACTGGCTGCAATGTTTATGAAGCAAATGCTCCTAAAAGTCAACCAATGGGATTTTGGACTAAACAAGATGTATTGAGATATGCATTTGAAAATAACCTTAAAATATGTAGCGTTTATGGGGAAATAGTTTGTGAAAGTGGGATTTATAGAACTACAGGAGTAGAAAGAACTGGTTGTATATTTTGTGCATTTGGATGTCATTTAGAGAGATGTCCTAATAGATTTCAAAAAATGCAAACAACACACCCACAGCTCTACCAATATTGCATGAAGGATTGGGAACAAGGTGGATTAGGATTGGCAAAGGTTTTAGATTATATAAATGTTCCATATATGAATAATGTCAAGGTGTTAAAAGAACCAGGGCAAGGAGCATATCAGCAATTTAAAATGACAATTTAATGAGTAATTTGAGCATTTAACAACATTGTTATTTGCTCTCATTATCAAATGATTTCAAGTGAGAAGGTGATTAAATGGAGGAAATGTGGAAGGATATAAAAGGCTATAAAGGACTTTATAAGGTTAGTAATTTAGGTAGAGTTAAAAATATAAAAAGAAACAAATTACTAAAATTGCAATTACAAAAAGATGGATATTTAAGAGTTGGTTTATATGATAAAAATGTAAATTATAGCACTAAGAAGGTTCACAGACTTGTAGCGGAAGTATTTATATCTAACCCTAATAATTATAAATGCGTAAACCATAAAGATGAAAACAAGTCTAATAACAATGCTGATAACTTAGAATGGTGCACTCATCATTATAACAATTCATATGGGAGTAGAGGAAAAAGAATAAGTAAAACAATGCTTAAGAAATATAAAAGTAACCCGCTATCACATAGACATAGACCAGTTATTTGCATTACTACAGGAGAAAAATTTACTACTACAAAAGCAGCAGGAGAAAGATATGGTTTAATTCCAAGCTATATAACTGCCATGTGCAAAGGGCAATTAAAACAAGCTAATGGATATAAATTTAAATATCTAGAGGAGGCACAAAATGAGATATCGTTTCACGGATAAAGAGATAGATAGAATACAAAAAAATTTAACAATATTAACAGATACAAGGGAACAATCCAATAGTCATATTATTAGATTTTTAGATAGTAAAAAAATTAATCATAAGTCTATGAAGCTTGATTATGGTGATTATTCGATTATGTTGCCAGCTAATAGCTTTAAAGGACAACAAAGAGATATATATTTCACTAATGACATTGTTATAGAAAGAAAATTTTGCATTGATGAAATTGCTATGAATTTTAAAGACAAAAAAACAAACATCAATGAAGTTAATAAAGAAATAGTTGAATTACTTGGAAAAGAATATTTAGCAAAGGTTTTAAAATCTGATTACAACAGATTTAAGCAAGAATTGACTGGTATAAATAAAAATGGAATTGAGTTCTTTATATTCATTGAAGATAAGAATTTTGATGAAAATATAAGACAAGCCAATTATAGGAGTCAATATGATCCTCAATCATTATATGCAAGAATTAAATCTTTAGAAAGAGAATTTAGAACAATTATACGACCTATAGGCAAAGAATGTATGGGAAGTGAAATATTCAATACTCTTAAGTATGGTGTTAGAAATAAATTTGTTCATGAGGGTTATATAGACGAATTTACATGGGATGTAGTTAATGATTATGAAAGTGGAGGAATTAGTTAATGAGTAAAAAGTTAAATATAATCGAGGCTATGAAAATGCCAATAGGAACTGAGTTTGAAGTTAAACCTTCAATCGGAAACTGTAGTTGTCCTAATCTGTTTTTAAAAGATGGAAAAGGAGAAGGGGTATTAGTATCAGTATTTGGTCATTCAATAATAGCAACTCAATCAATTTTAGAAGCAACATTCATCCCAATTGAAAAGCCAGTAAGCTTTATGGAAGCAGTAGCAAAGGCTAAAACTAATAGATTTAGAATAGAACATGAATTACTTCCTAAAACAAAGTTAGGACATACATTAAGAAGTACAATATACACTTTAATTAACCACTTAGACCTTAGCAATGATGAAATAGTTGATGTTATTCTGAATAGCAAGTGCTATATAGAAGAGAGTGAGGCTGATTCTGATGAATAAAAAAGAAAATATAATAATCCAGGATGGAATAAGTATTCCAGAATTAAGACACTTAGCAGACCTTCAAAAGATTAATATGGCATTGAATCAAGAAGAATTCATGTTAATAGTAGGAGTTTATAAAAAAGCTATTGATAGATTAGCGCTACAGGCTAAGAAAGAAGGTATTGAGATATGAAAACTCATTATAAAAAGATATTACCACAATATTTTAATGAAGTTGTTAATGGAAATAAACCTTTTGAACTTAGAGTAGATGATTGTAATTATAAAGTCGGAGATACATTGGTTTTGAAAGAATTTAAGCCTAAAATAAATGAGGAATTTACAGGACGTGAGATTTCAAAAGAAATATCCTATGTGCTACATGGTGGGCAGTACGGATTAGAAAAAGATTATTGCATTTTAGGATTGAAACTAGAAGGAATTAATCTTGTAAATATAGATTTAACTGGAATAACTGCAAGTACTGAACTTTTAAAAGTTATAGAAGAAAATAATGAGTTTGAATCAGCAGTTTTTGAATGTTTATGTAATCCAATAGATGAAAATAGAAAACATGCAATAGAAGAATTTTGGGATAAAGTTCAAAGTAGCTTAAGCTATCTGCAAGTTACTTTGGGAATTAAAGCAGATGAAGTTATGGAACAATATAATTTGCACCTTGAGAAAATCAAGAATAGACCACGTTAAAGGAGTTGTTTGGTAGTGAAAGATTATCTTAATAATTCAGAAACAAAAGAAATGATAATACTTAGCCAAGCAAGAAATCTAATAAAACACTTTGTTGATGGTAATGCAATGACCAAGGAGGAAAAGACTAGTCTTAAAAAGGCTAGTACCTTTATTAAAAAGAGTTTAATTAGTTTAAATCAACGTTTAGGAGAACAGCAAGCTAAAAAATTTGTTAGATTAAACAAAAACTCAAGGGTTGTAGTAATTACCAATAGTGAATTAGAGGTATTACAAAAGCGTAAAAGTGCTGAGCTTGATGCAGCCTTTGAAGATAGTAAAGAGTATTTTGATCTAGTGGAAATAACTATGGATATGAATTGTAAGAATTGTACTAAGTGCTTTAAAGATTGTGATTTGTACAAGCATTTTGAAGAACAGGAGGTCATTCCATTCAATGAAGAAGTTGACCTTGGGAACTGCAAATTTGCCTATAAGAAAGAGGTGTTAAAAAATGAAAGTAAGTTGTCCTAAGTGTAAAAAAATTCATAAAATAGATGAAAAAACAGCAATTCTGTGCGGTTGTAATTGTGCTTTTGGTTTAAATAAAAAAGGTAAACCAGAAATATTGAACCATAGAGGTGATGATATTGCAAAGAAGCGTGAATGAAATAATAGACCAAGCTGTAAAAAATACACTTTTAAGACTAAGAAATGATAAACCTATAGAGATTGAAGCAAGAAGGACAGGTAATAAGAAAGCACTACACCAAAAAGGTAAAAATAAGGTGAAAACATGGAAAGTTTAAATGATCTTAAGAAAAAATATAATGCCTTACTAGATAGAAATAGTAAGGCAGAAGCCTACTTAAATACTCATAGTTGGTTAGAATATGAAACTCCATTAAAAAATAAGGATGGCACATACATGACTAAAGATGATGGAAATGGTAATCCAATGTATATTAGTGCTCATACTATGTTTGATGATTTAGTAGTTGATTTAAGTCAAACTAAGAAACATATTGAAACTTTACTCTATAGAAATATGACAGATGATGAAATTTGGAATGGATTTAAAGTATAAGGAGGTGCAAAAGTTGAAAGAAATACAAGACATTGATTTAAGGGCATTGATAGAGCAGGAAACAGGACAAAGATTTAATAAGGATAATAAGATAAATTCTCCATTTACAAACGAAAAAACACCTTCATTTGCAATATATTTTGATAGTAACGCTAATAAGTGGAAATTTAAAGATTTCTCCAATAGTGGTAAGAATGGTGATGCACTTGATTTCATAATGGAATATAAAAATTTTAACTATAAAGAAGCTAGGCAATATCTTGGTTTAGAAGTGGAAAAGACAGAAGCTGAAATCTTTGAAGACCAAATTAAAAAGCATATTGATATTCAGCTACAGGATTTTAAGAGAGGTTATAAATTATTAGGATTATTTACTTTTGTAGATGAAAATAACAAACCTATATATTGCAAGGCTAAATTTCTTAAGCCAGATGGCAAGAAAGAAACTCCTTACTATTCAATTCGCAATGGACAAGTAATTGATAAAAGGGGACATGATGAAGTTCCTTATAATTATTACAACCTACTTAAAGGCATAGCCGAGAATAAGACTATAGTCTTCTTGGAAGGGGAAAAAGATGTTAATACGATAAATAATACTCTTAGCAAGAAAAACTTTGTAGCAACTTCAATAAAAGGCTTTAAGGACTATGACAAAATTAAATCTGAATTTATGAAGATTGCAGTAATTGGTGATACAGGAGCAGCAGGACAAAAGTACATTGATAATATTAAATTCAACTTTCTAAAGGGTGCCAGTAGCTTCAAAATAGTTAATCTTCCAGGTATAAAGTCTTTAGGTGACAACAAGGATGTTACAGACTGGCTAGAGGCTGGACATACTAAATACGATTTATTAAATGCTTTTAAAAGAAGCTTAGATTTAAAGAATAAATTTGAATTGCAACAAGATGGTCAAGGAGTTTACCAGCTAAAGAAAAGTAAAGATGAAGAAGACAACTTTATAAGAAATTATTTGACAGACTTTAATATACTTGAAGCTAGTAAAATAGATAAATTAGACGAAGGTATACAATGTATAAAACTTAAAATTAAAAGTTGTGTAGATGGTAAAACAATGGAGAAAGAAGGACTTTCTAAGATATTTGATGATGTAAGAGCCTTTAGAAATTACTTAGGTATGGATTTTAGCTTTACTGGTAAAAGCATAAATGATTTAGTTGAGTTAAAGAGATGGATTAATAAATTTTTTGCAATAGATAATGAAGAAATTCATATTGGATCTAAAATATTGCCTATAGATGATACAGACAAGTTTAAATTAATCACATCTAAAGGCACAATATATCCAGATAAAATTGACAATAGTATTATATCTGAAAAAAGCAATATTTATATCGCAGATACAAAGCCTATAGAAAAGCAAGAGCTCCAGGAGTTAATGCAGCATTTGTTTAGATTTATAAATTACAATCAAGCAATAAGTATTATAGGCAGTGCATTGAGTTTCTTAGAAATAGGTCAGAACATAGCAGTAGATTCTCAGTTACATCATTTATTCATAATTGGAGAAAGCCAAACAGGTAAAACTACCATCTTAGAAAAAGTAGTAATGCCACTTCTAAATTATCCTAAGTCAGATAAAAAAACAATGTCTTCCACAGCTCATTCAATTAAAGAAGAGCTGGCCATGGGAAATTATCCAATCGTATATGAAGAATTTAAACCTTCAAAAATGACAGTTTATAAAAAAGATGAATTAAGTAATATTTTCAGAAGTGCATATGATAGGGATGCAATATCTAGAGGAGATAAAGGTTTTGGAGTTAAAGATGTAAAGTTAACAAGGCCTATGATAATAGCAGGAGAAGAAACAATCCCTAATAATGAAAAGGCAATTATTACACGTAGCTGCATAGTGTACATGGGTAGAAATGAAAGAACACCAGAAACTAGCAGGTCTGTATTTTGGCTACAGGATCATAAAGAATACTTAGAGAAATTAGGTAAAAGCATTGTTCTAGAAGCATTAAACTTGCCTGTAGATGAATATAAAAACTTACGTATTAGCTTAAGAGATAAATTCACTATAAAGGATAGACCACTTAATACAGCTATCAATATTGCATGTGGAATTGAATTGCTAAATAAGGTATTAATTAAGCATGGCTTACAGCCTGTAGAAGAGTATCACAATGCCATTGAACAAAATATATACTAGATGAAGTTTTAAATGGTCGTGATGACACAGAAAACACTATTGAGCAAATGATAATTCTATTTAATGATATTCTACAGGATAGTAATTATGTGGCAGCATATAAAGCAGTAAAAACTGAAAAAGGTAGAACCTATATAAGGTCACAAATATTAGTTGATACATTGTTTAAATATCAAAGAGATTACCAAAGTATAGACATTAATATGGTTAAGATTAAAGATTTTAAAAAACAAGCTAAGAAAAGCGGTTATATTATTAAATCTAATGCTAAGCAATTTAGAGATAATAATCCAAATTCAATTAGTTATGGTACTAATGCCTGGTATGACGAGTATGACACTAATAAATTAGTTGATTTAAAGGTAGGGGAAATTGTCGATTGCGAACTAATGGAAGAAGCAGTTAGCATGGCAGAGAAGAATATATTTGGTGTTGCTAAGTAATGCGGAATGTGTAGATTTTGCGAAGCAAATAAAAATATAGAATTAAAACAAAAATGAAAGAGAGGAATAAATAATATGGGAATGTACACAGGTTTTAGATTTAAAGGAGTTATAAAGAAAGAATATCGAGAGGACATTATCAAAATGTTATCAGAAGGAGATTGGAGCGAATGTGTAAGTTCAGTATTATTAGATTTCGATAATGCTGATAGAAGTCCAGCGATACCATTTGGCACGATCTGTTATATGCCTGATTGTTGGGAAGAAGATACTGGAGAAAAAGATGAATATGGGGAAATTCTTAAAGCTACTAATGGATTTGAAAGATATTTTAATAAAGAGACTGGTTTATTATGCTTTCAATGCAGTTTAAAAAATTATGAAAGTACAATTGAACACTTTATTGAAAAAATTATTCCAGTTATATGCGAGCAATTAATTCATTGTGAGAAATTATATGAGGAATGGGATGTATCAAATTTATATGAATTAAAGGATGGAAAGGTAAAACAATTAGATTATGGAATTAGATATGAAGATGATGAGTATATATCATTCTCATATAGTAGAAAGCTGTCTGAAAGAAAAGATGTAAATATAAAATATGAAGAATTTGATTTTACAAAAGAAAATAGCTACAGATAATGCGTAATACTAAAATTAGGCAAACTGTAGAAAGTGCGAAGGAGAGATAAGGAATGAAATATCATTATTTTGTAAGTTATGTATGTCAAGATGCATTAAATAGAGGAATGGGTTATGGTAATTTATTCTTTGATACATTTTTTAAAATAAGAAACAAAGATGATGGTGACTTAGTAATTAAAGAGATTGAAAAAACTGGAGTAAGTAAAATAACTATAATGAATATAACATTACTAGATATGGAGGAGTTGATTTAATTGAAACTTAGTGAAGCATTGGAAAAGAAAATTATCATAAAAGATGAACATGGAGATTGCAAATATAACGGAAAATGCAAAGAATGTAAGCATAGTAAACAATATTCTTATCCTGCATCATCCAATATGTGTATGAATGAAAAATCTGAATGGTTTGGAGCATATCATGTTAATTATGATTTTAATAGATATGTAGATGGTTGCACTTGTTTTGAATCTTAATAATTCGTAATACTAGAACTTAGACAAACTGTAAATATTGTGTAGATATGATTCAATGATGAGCGTTATCAAGAAGCTTTTTAACTTAATAGGGAAGTGGGTACGCCAGAGTCTTTATTTTTAATTTATTTAAAAACTCTAGGTGTATAGCAATCAAACAAATGTTTAACGCCATACGGTGTTATGAATTAGAAACAATTATTTATCTTACTGTAGCACTAAAAGATTTAGTGTAACAATAACTGCCAGTAAGAAAGCTATAAAAGCAATTAGTTGTTTTTTATTCATAAGGTCACCACCTTCCCTATGAAAAGACATATTTAATTTTTAGTTATATTAATTCTACACAAAGTGAGAATATATAAATTAGATTATATCAGGTGTTTAAAAGAAAATATAGAGGAAATTAAAGGTAATGAAAATATCCATATTAACAAATAAATTAAAATATAAATCGGAGTAATTCTAGATAAAAGTGTGCGCACACCTCCAGACGTGGAGGGAAAAAATGAAAGAATTAATAGTTGATAATTTTGCTGGAGGAGGTGGAGCTAGTACTGGCATTGAATTAGCTACAGGAAGAAGTGTTGATATAGCAATTAATCATGATCCAGCAGCAATCGCAATGCATAAAGCTAATCATCCAACAAGTAAACATTATTGTGAAAATGTTTGGGAAGTAGATCCTAAAGAAGCAACAAAAGGGCAGCCAGTAGGACTAGCATGGTTTAGTCCAGATTGCAAGCATTTTAGCAAAGCCAAAGGTGGAAAACCAAGAGATAAGAAAATAAGAGGTCTTGCGTGGATAGTCCTTAAATGGGCAGGAACAGTAAAACCAAGAGTTATCATTTTAGAAAATGTAGAGGAGTTTCAAACCTGGGGACCTTTAAAAAAAGGTAAACCTATAAAAAGTAAAAAAGGCGAGACGTTCAATAAATGGAAAAATCAATTGGAATCACTAGGTTATAAGATTGAGCATAGAGAATTAAGGGCGTGTGATTATGGAGCTCCAACAATTAGAAAGAGATTTTTCTTAATTGCCAGGAGTGATGGAGTAAAAATTAAATGGCCAGAACCTACTCATGGAGATCCAAATAGTTTAGAAGTTCAAGCGGGATTACTTAAACCTTGGAAAACAGCAGCTGATATCATAGATTGGTCAATACCATGCAACTCAATTTTTGAGAGAAAAAAGCCATTAGCTGCTAATACTCTTAAGAGAATTGCTAAAGGTTTAGAAAAGTTTGTATTTAATAATCCAGAGCCTTTTATTGTAAGCATTGGACAAACTGGATTTACAGTAGATAGGTCAAGAAGTATACACGATCCATTAAATACTATAGTTTCAAAAGCAGAAGCTTGTTTAATAGCACCGACACTTATTCAATATCATACTGAAACCACTAAAAATGGAGTAAGAGGACAAATGTTAAATGAACCTATTATGACATTAGATAGTTCTCCTAGATATGGATTAGTGAGTGCTTATATAGATAAAAAGAAAAATCATAAAGAAGAAGTTAAGGCATTTTTAACAGAATATTATAGCTGCAGTGTTGGTCAAAAGATAAATGAGCCATTGCACACTATAACTAGTCGTGACAAATTAGGATTAGTGATGGTCCATGGTAAAGATTATGAGATAACCGATATAGGATTAAGAATGTTAGAACCTCATGAATTATTTGCTGCTCAAGGTTTTCCAGAGGAATATATCATAGATCATGATTATACAGGTAAGAGATATCCAAAGACTCAACAAGTTGCTAGATGTGGGAATGCAGTTCCTCCACCATTTGCGAAAGCATTAGTCGAATCAAATTTACCTGAGTTATGCAAAGATAAATTAAATGAGGTTAGTTAGAAAGTGAGGTAGAGCAATGAAAGACTTAGAATTGCCACAGCTAACAAATGAGGAAAAAGATAATATATTTAAAAGTTTGAAAAAAGATGATGTGTTGTATGAAGTTGAATGGAATATGTGGAACAATGAATATAGAATTAGAGAATTAAAGGTTAGAAATAGAACACCTAAAGGTTTTATAAGACTTGACAATGGGGATTTAATAAAATATTTACCTTATGGTTATTATATCCCAAGTGTTGAATTTAATAATTGGTATAGAAAAAATAAGCTTCAAGAAGAAGTAATAAAAAAAATGAATTATTTGCCTAGAGAAACCAAAACATTTATAAAAAATTTAGAATATGAGGATGCGTTAACACTTAAAATTATTCTAAACAATATATTTAGAGATGTTAAGTAGTGCGTCATACTAAAAACGGATGCAGGAAATCTTATATGATAAGTAAACAGAAGCTGCAAAAGAACCAAAAGGCAAAAGGCTTGCCAGTAGACATACCAAAAAAATAACAAACTCATACCAAAAATGAAAATATTTTTGTTACAGACTCAAAGCAAGTCATACCAACGTCTAAAGGCTAATGTTAGAAAATGGATATAACAAAATGACTTTTGGTTTTGTTATAGACCTCAGACGGCATGGCTACTGGCTTTACCTTATATATATATATAAATATAACAAAAAATATAAATATATATATATATGATGAGAAATATATATACGTGTCTTATATATAAGAGATAGGGGTATTTTATAAAATTTTTTGTTATTTTGTTACAAGCTATTATAAAGTAAGTAATGTCAACAGTTTTAGACGTAACAAGAATTTAAAAAAGTTGTTATTTTCTTGTTATTTTTTGTTACAAACTTGTTATTTTTATAAAAATGAGGTGATTAACATTAAAATTGATATGTTAGAAGTCAAAAAAGATAGACTTAAAGAAATAGATAAGCAGATTAAAAAAGCATTTAAATGTAAATATGCTATTAATTTAAAACCATTATATGATGAAAAGAAACAATTAAAAGCTGAAATCCAAAAGATGGAGGATAAAAGAAATGGAAGAAAATAATTTTAAGAAAACAGAATATCACTTATACAGTTATAAAGATATAGATAAATTAAATCAATTAGCAGATATTAAAATAAAACAATTGCTAAACGATGTATCAATAAAAGCAATTAGCTATGATGAAAAATCAAGTCCAACTAATGCATTTAATAGTTCTGTAGAAAATGAAGTTATTAAACGTGATGAACATATTAAAGATAAGATAGAGCAGCTTAAAAAGGATAAAGAAAATAGGACCATTGAAAAGGAATTAATAAATACTACATTAGATCTATTAGAAGATGATGAAAGAAAACTTGTTGAGTTAAGATATTTTAGTAAACCAACAAGAAGTTGGACAAGTATTGCACAAGATCTTAATCAATCAGTAGATAATTGTATTAAGGTTAGACGTAAAGTAATAGAGAAAATATCTACATATATATTATAATTTATTATTACTTTATTATATTTTTATTATTACATTATTATCATAACATTACTATTTTCAATGGTTTTAAGGTTATATAATAGTATCATAGAAATAAAACAAAAGGGCACTTACTTAATTAAATAGTAGGTGTCTATTTTAATGCACTTAATTAGCTTATACAAAGGTTTTATTTTTAAATGAAGAAGTTATCGAATAAACATATAAAGCTTGTCTGTGAATTTAATAGATAGGTAGAAATTCATAATAAGTGTTACATTTAATATAAACATATGTGACAATGTGATAATCATAATTAAGGAGGTGTTTGAGCATTATGCTGACAGAACAACAAAGAGAATGTATAGATCAATTATGCATTGGAACAAAGACAGATCAAGAGATTGCAAAAGATATAGGTTGTCGTAGAGAAACAGTAAGTAGATGGAAGAATCAAAATAAAGAATTCAAGGCTGAGCTTAACAAACGCTCACATGATTTTGAAAATGGGTTAATAGATGAAGCACAAACCCTTCTTAAACGTAAATTAGGTATAGCAATAGACAATATACTTAATATAGCTAATGACTCTACAGTAAAAGAAGAGACACGCTTAAAAGCTAACCAATATCTAGTTGATAGAGTCTTAGGTAATACAACAACTAAGATAGAGCAATTCAATACAGACTCTACTGGCAAGAATACTAATGTTAATATTGAAGATATGCTTAATGAGATCAAAGAAGATAATGTTATTGCATTGCCTAAGGATAAAGTTAAGTAGTATCAAATCATTGTTTCAATAGAGTATACTACAGTGAAACAATTAAATAATAAGTAATTATATTTCAATAGGGTATTAAAAACAATTTTGAAATATTTCAAAATAAACATTGACTTCATTGAAACACTTGCATATAATAAGAGTATAGAAGATGATTGAGAGTCCAGAGAGAGAGGGTACCTTCTAATTCTGAAAAGCCTTTTCGACTGGCGACGGACTCCATAAAATTTTCTAGTATTTTTTAGAAGGAAGTGTTCTTATGAGAATATATGGTTATTCAAGAGTTAGTACAAAGGATCAAAATTTAGATAGACAATTAGTTGAACTTAAGAAGTTTGTAGAAGATAGATTTATATTCCAGGATAAGTTAAGTGGAAAAGATTTTGATAGACCTCAATATCAGTTAATGAGAAAAGTTGCTCAAAAGGGCGATATTATATATGTCAAGTCTTTAGATAGACTTGGAAGAAATAAGAGCCAGGTAAAAGAAGAACTTGAATACTACAAAAATGAAGGTGTCAGAGTAAAAGTTTTAGATATTCCCACTACTATGATGGATATTCCAGAAGGCCAAGAATGGTTAATGGATATGATTAATAATTTACTTATTGAGGTTCTAGCAACTATGGCAGAACAGGAAAGAGTTAATATTAAGCAACGTCAAGCTGAAGGTATTGCAATAGCAAAAGAAAAAGGTGCATATAAAGGCCGTAAGAAAATTGAGGTCGATGATACTTTTAAAGATGCATATGATAAATGGAAAGCCGGAGAGATAACTGCTGTAAAAGCTATGGAGATTACTGGACTTAAAAGAAATACATTTTACAGAAGAGTTTCAGAGTATGAAGAAAACAAATAATATAAAATTAAGCATTTGGCGAAATCTAGGTGCTTTTTTTTATGCCTAAATTTTAAATTCATATAAAGAAAGGTGGTGCTATAGCACTGTGATATATTTTGATAATAAGCAATTTGATACTGAAATTAAATATGATGTGTATTTATTAAAAAAATATTTAACTGAACATTATGATGAAGATACGGCTATAGCTCTACTTAAAAATAATAGTTCCGATATTGATAAATTAGCTGAAGCTTTAGGTGAAATTGATGTAGAATTCTTTTGTTTATATTTTATGAGTGATACATTTGTTCCCAAAGGAGTTAATGATGATGGAAGTTATCCAGAAGACCATACACCTAATGTTGCTAGAACATTATCCAGAGGTCACTATGAATTGTGGGATATTGCAAATGAAATATTTATAGAAGATAAAAGAGATAAAGCAGCAATTATTGAGCCTAGAGGGTATGCAAAAACAACTATTTTTGATATGGCTGTTAGCGTATATCTGCATTGTTATAAAAAGTCTTTGTTCACTCTATTGGGTGCTAAAACTGATACAGATGCAACTCAGTTCTTGGATTCTATTAAGAAAGTATTCAATGAAAATAAGAAAATAATTAAAAACTTCGGCAAGCTTATTGATATTAAGGCAACTAAAGTTAATGGTGAAAGGTACACAGTTAACGCTAATGAGGTTGAGTTCACTAATGGAACCTATATTAGAACCGTTGGTAGTGGAACATCTGTCAGAGGTGCTAACTGGGGAGGAATTAGACCAACTGTATTTATTGGTGATGACTTCCAAGATGAAAAGAACATTTTAACAGATGCAGCAAGAGAAAAGCAGTACTCTAAATGGACTAAAGAAGTTGAAGAAGTTGGAGATAAAGCTGTATATAGAAATGGTAAGAAGATAAAAGCAGCCACTAAGATTATTGCTATAGGTACAGTATTGCATATTGATTGTCTTATGAGTAAACTAGCTAGAAATAATGATTATTATACAGTTTTAAGGCGTGCAATTATACTTGAACCAGGACAAACTGTTGAAGATATTTTTGAATATGGAGAAACAATTGAAGGCGAATATAAACCTGGTTTATGGCTACAATGCCATGATATTTATTTTGATGAAAAGCTAAATGAAGATGAGCGAAAAGAAAAAGCAAGGCAATTCTATGAGGACCATAAGGAAGAAATGCAATTTGAAACCTGGTGGCCCGAAAAATGGGATTGCTTTAATGATTTAGCGATAAAATATTGGGAGAATAGAGCTGCTTTCATGAGTGAGTTGATGAATGATGCAAGTTCTATAGGTGAAAAGTGGTTTAAATCTGTTGCCACTAGAGCCAAAGAAGAAATTGAAAACCATACATTCACTAAAACAATGCTAAGCATAGATCCTGCCAGTACAACTAATAAAAAATCTGACTTTACAGCAATGGCAGTTGGTTCAAAAGCAACAAATGATTTTACATATATAAGGGATTTACTTATGAAAAAGCTGGGGTATGAGCAATATTGTAAAAAGGCTGTTGAAATACTTGAAAGAAATTTAGATGTTACCCATATAAACATTGAACGAAATACTTTTCAGGGGGCTGATGTTGTTAGAATTAAGGAACTAATAACTGAAAGCCCTATTTTAAAAGGTAAAAAGTATGAGTGGATTAATGAAATGCAGAAAAAAAATAAGGATGAAAAGATAAGTACTGTTGTAGATCCTATGAATAATGGCCAAATAATAATTTGCTCTGATTGTGAAGATAGCAAAGAAGCAGTTAAACAAATATTAGAATTCCAAGGTCAATTGTATACACCTCATGATGATATGATTGACTGTATTTCAGAATTAGAGAATAAAATAAAAACTATAAAAGTTACAACTACAGTTAAAATACTGGATAGAAAAAACTTTGGATTATAGGAGGTGAGTAGATTGAATTTTAGTGATTTGATAAGAAAATTGGTTACGAAACAGGTATTATTAGACTTAAATATTCCGGATCACTTAACATTAGTTAAAAAAATTTATGGTACATATTATGCTTATAAGCATATTTACAATAAAATGTACAGTTACTATAAAGGTGACACTGATGCTATGAAAAAATATAAATTCGTTACTGAAAGATCTAATCTTAAGATAAATACAAATTATATTAAGAAGTTTATTAAAGAAGAAGTTTCATATACGGTTGGTAATTCAATAACATATGAATCTAGAAATGATGATGCTAATATAATAAATGATATTGAGTATTATACAGCACATTGGGATGAATTGCATGATACAGATTTAATGAAATATCTTTTAATTTTTACTAAAGTCTATGAAATATATTATTTAGATAGTAATGCTGATTTTTGCAGCAAAATTATAAAACCCACTGAAGGATATGCATATGTTGATAATGCTTCAGGTAAGGTTTTATTTTTTATTCATGCATTTAAAAATGATTTTGATACTATAAACACTTATGTTGATATTTATACAGATGAATTTATTTATCATTATGATGGACATTTTAAGGAAATAGCGAATCCAACTGAAAATATATTTGGAGAAGTTCCAATAAGTGTTGGTAAATTAACATTAGAGGAATACCATGATAGCTTATATAAAGATATTAAGGGATTGCAAGATGCTTTTGAAACAAATTTGTCTGATATAGGCAATGAAATAAGTGATTTTAGAAATGCTTATTTAGTATTTATGGGATGTCAAGTTGATGAAGAAAAAATTCCAGATATGAAAAGACTAGGCATATTAAATGCAGATGGTGAAAAAAGCAAAATTGAATGGTTGATTAAAAATATCAATGATACATTTATTCAAAATACTTTAGATAGGTATGTAGATACAATGTATCAAATAAGTTGCCATATTAACCACAATGAAGGTATGGTAAGTAATCTAAGTGGTATTGCTTTAAGATCTAGATTAATTGCGTTAGAAAATAAATGTGAACTTGAAGAAAAAGCTCATAAAAATATAATTAAAAATAGGATGAAATTTTTATGCAAATATTTAGATTTAAAGAAAAATAAAAATTATGATTATAAAGATATTAAAGCTCTTTATACACCTAATATTCCAATAGATGATTTATCTACTGCTCAAATGTTGGCACAAATTCCCGAAGGTGTTATTTCAAAAGACACTGCTAGAGGTTTATTCAGTTTCATAAATAATAAAGTAACCGAAGCTGAAAAAGTTAAGAAAGAACAGCAAGAAGAATTACCAGAAACTAATTTAGACAAGGTGGCTGATTAAAATGAGTGATAAATATAGTGATTGTGATGAAATATGTAAAGATTATTATTATGATAATGATGAAAAAGAATGCATTTTTAAAAGACTATGTGTTGCAGCTGAGTTACCAATAGTGGTGAAAAATAATGAGTAAGAAACTTACTAAGAATCAACAATTATTTATTGATAAAACTTTGGAATTTACTGAAAAGTTATATAGTGAAGATGATAATAAAATTAATGAAGTTTATAAAAATCAAAAGAAGAATAGAGATGATATTTTAACTGAAATAGCTAAAATATTACTAAGTTGTAAGATAGTAGATTCTCTATTATCTTTAACTTTAGTAGAAAGAAAAATCTTAAATTTAAAGTTGGGAAATATAATAGATGATGCTATTAAAAGTGAACTTAAAAATGAATCTAATATAATGAAGGATATTTTAAGTGATACTTGTTTAGAAAAGTATAGCACTAATAATTATATCTATTCATTGGGTACTAATTTTAAATTAACTCAAGTTCCAGATAAAGTTTTAGATAAGATTATAAACGGAAAAATTGATAGTGACTTGTGGTCTGATAGATTGTGGAGTAATAAGAATGAAATAGCTAAGAATTTAAAAGTTCAAGTCAAAAAATTTCTACAAGGTGATATTAATGTTAATGATATTGAGAAGGTTATAAAAACTAAATATAATACTAATGCTACTAATACAAACAGGCTAGTTAAAACTGAAATTACAAGGGTTCAATCAGCAAGTAATGATTATTGGGCAAAAGAACATAATATCAATCAACAGTTATTTATGGCTACTTTGGATAGTAAAACTAGTGATAAGTGTAGAGGATATGATGGACAAGTATTCGACATAGATGATTCAAGTAAACCAGTTCCACCTTTACATCCTTATTGTAGAAGTTGTCTTGTAAATTTACCCAATAAAGATTGGAACCCAAAGCAAAGATATGATAATCAAAATAAACAGAATATAAATTGGACTACTTATAATGAGTGGAAAGATAATCAAGAGTCTTAGAAATAAGGCTTTTTATTATGCCTTTAAGCAATAGGCATTAAACAGGTTTAAACTCGTCTTGTGGGTGTTTCATGTACAAGGAGTGTAATTATATTAAATAAACTAAAATTTGTGTCCTAGGGTAATTTATATAGTCTAGGGGATAGGAGAAATATATGTTAAAAAAAGATTTATTAAAAAAAATTGAAGCTGCTAAAGATGATGAGGATATCAATTCTTTACTTACTGGAACTGATATTGAAGAAACTTTCAAAACAAGTGGGTTAACCTTGGATGCATTTAAGGAAAAGATTAAATCTGATAAGGATTTTAAAGCATATGTCGAAAGTGAGCAGGATAAGTATCATAATAAGGCCCTTAAAACTTGGAAAGAAAATAATCTAGAAAAGGAACTTGAACCATTTATAAAAGAAAAATATCCAGATTTAGTTACGGATCCAACTCAAAAGAAGTTACTAGAATTAGAAAAGCAATTAGAAACTGAGAAAGCTGCAAATGCTAGAAAGGATTTATTAACTGAAGCTGTTAAGTATGCATCTGAAAAGAAAATACCTACAGGATTTGTGGAAAGATTCTTAGGTGATGACTTAGATTCTACTAAAACTAATTTAGATGGATTTGCTGATGCATGGTCAAAGGGGTTAGAAGATGGGATAAATGACAGAATGAAAGCAAAATCATATGTTCCAGGAGGAAGTAATCCAGATGGTTCTAAAATATCAATTGGTGCTTCAATAGCGCAACAAAATAATAAATCAACTACTGCTGCAAGTGATCCTTGGGCAAGCAAATAAGGAGGAATGAATAAATGAATTTTACAAGAACAACTTATGACAATGATATGGAAATATTGTATAGCAATGCAAATTTAGTTACTTTTAGTGGAACTGTTTTAGCAGCTAATGTAACTGAAGCTGATGAACATGGAAAGAAATATGTTGCATCAGGAAGTTTAATTGATAAGGATGGTAATGTTGTAAAACAAACTGGTGCAACAGGATCAGAAACATTATCTTCAACACCAGCAAGTATTTTGTATAAAACAGTAGATGTCACTAATGGTGATGAAGCATGTTCTTTAATTGTAGAAGGTTATTTAAGAGCAGATAGAGTTTTAGATGGTTTTTCAGATAAAGTAGTAGCTGCAATTAAAACTGCATTACCAAATATTAAATTTATATAATGAGGAGGAATAAGTAATGCCAAGAATAGAAGAAGTTTTTAATACAGAGGAATTAATAAATTATTTTAAGGAAAGACAAGTTACTCCAATGCTTGGAGAAAGTTTATTTCCAGAAAGAAAAATTCAAGATATTGAATTTGATATGATCTTAGGATCTGGAGGACTTCCAGTAAGTGCAGAAGTGCATGCTTATGACACTAAAACTCAATTAGCATCTAGAGAAGCTATTGAGAAGGGGGTTGCAAGTTTAGCGCTTATTAAAAGACAAATTAAGATCGCTGAAAAAGAAATAATTAAAATTCAAAACCCAAGAACTGATGCTGAATTAGCTTTTGTTTTATCTCAAATTTATAATGATGCTGAAAAAATGGCAGACTCAGTAAAAGTTAGAGTTGAAGCTATGAGAATGGAATTACTTTCTAGTGGTAAAATTGCTATTAATGAAAATAACATTAAGGTAACAATGGATTATAAAGTTCCATCTGATAATCAAAAGCCATTCACTTGGAAGACACCAACCACAGATACACCTTTAGATGATTTAGCAACTTTAGCTGATGCTGTTGAAACTACTTCAGGATACAGACCAACAAGAGCTCTAACTTCAAGGAAAATTGTAAAGACTATTTGTTCATGTGATTCTGTAAGAAAAGCTATATATGGAGTCAATTCAGATAAGATTGTAACTTTAGCAGCATTAAATGAATTATTAGCACAATTGGAATTACCAGCCTTTGTAGTTTATGAAGGTAAGTATAAGAAGGAAGGAGCTAAAGGATTTACAACTAATAGGTACTTCCCAGAAAACAAAATCGCAATGTTTGGAGATGACACTTTAGGTGAAACAATCTATGGTTTAACTGCTGAAGAAGTTAAACTTATCGGAGATGGGAAAATGGAAGAAGCTTCAATGTTAGATAATAAAATCTTTGTTGGAACTTATACAAGTATAGATCCAGTAGGTGAATTCACTAAGGCAGTTGCAACATCATTACCTACTTTACCACATGGTGAAGAACTAGGTATAGGAACTATAACATTGTCTTAATTTAAGAGAGATTAATTTCTCTCTTTTATTTTGAAGGAGGGGATTTGATTGGTCACATTTACTGATGAAGACTATGACCAAATGGCAATTCAAGCAATAAAAGAATATAAAAATAAAGATTTTACAGATGATGAGATAAGGAATAAATATCCTTTAGCAATTAAATTGATAATTGAAAATATAAAACAATCTTTAACTATAGATAGAAACATTAAAAGTGAAACTCAAGGACCACGTAGCAGAACCTATAAAGATGATGTTGTATTAATAGATGGCACTGTAAGAGTACTCTTAGGTGCTCCATATATAAGGATGTATTAGGTATGGGATGGTTTTATAATAAGGAAATTTTTATCTATAAATATAGTGAAACAGATGATGAAGATGGAGTTGCTAGGGAAGGTTATACAAAAGTAATAACAACAAATCCTATTTTAGTAGATGTACAACCTTATAGCTCTGAAAAAGCTAAGAAAGATTATGGATATGATATTGAGACTACTAAAAGAATATTTTGCGATATTATTCCCGAAATTATTGAAAGTGCAGTAATCAAATATCGAGAACAATTCTATTCAATTCAAAAAATTGTTGAGTGGGATGATTATCTAGATGTAATGCTTTTTGAAACTGAGGTGGATATCAATGAATGATGTTAGTGGATTTGATGAATTAGAAAATGCTATAAGACAAATTGCTGAAGAACTTAATGAAGGAGCTACACAACTATTGGAAGAAACTGCAACTGAATGTGTTGGAGAAATACAAAGTCGTACTCCTGTAAAAACTGGTAATTTAAGAAGATCGTGGACATATGATGAAGTTAAAACTAATGGAACTGAAAAATCTGTTCAATTGGGAAGTGCAGTTGAATATGCCGAACCAGTTGAAGAAGGATATAGACGTGGAAATACATTTGTTGAGGGTAAACATATGATGAAAGATTCGATTTCAATAGCTCAAAGAGAATTTCAAAAAAAAGTAGATAACATGGTTAGTAGAACATTTGGGAGGTAGATATTAATGAAATTAAGTGATATTCAAAAATCTATAACTAAATTATTAAAATCTAACTTTCCAGATTACAAAATAGTAGTTGATAATAATAATAAAAAAGATATAGAGAAACCTACTTTCTTTGTACAAGTAAGACCTGTAAAATCTTATAACTACAAGGTTTACAAAGAAAGACTTGTAAATGTAACTATTACATATGTAAATGCAACTATTAAACATGAAGAGAATTTAGATATTAGTGATTCACTAGAAGGAATATTTAATTTAACTTTAGATGTATTGGACAGGCACTTACTTATAAGTAATCTTACATTTAATGAAACAAATGACTTATTAAATTGTAGCTTTGGTTTAGATTTTAATGATGATAGTAGAACTTATATTGTTATTGAAGATGAAGACAAAGATTTAATGGGAGAATTAATTTTTAAAATATAGAAAGGTGTGTGATATGAGTGGGTATGCCAGAAGTTATAATTTCATTTACTGAAAAAGCAAGTACAGCAAAAGCAAGAAGTGCTAGGGGTGTAGCGTGTATAGTTCTAAAAGATGCAACAGTAAGTGGGATTTATAAATATAAAAGATATAAAAATGTAACACAAAGTTATTCTGATGATAACAAAGCAATAATAAAAGATTGTTTTGATTTAGGGGTTAATACATTGGTGGTTTGTGCTATTGCAACAGCAGGAACTACATCTGATGCTTTAACTTCTTTAGCTAAAGTGAGTATTAATTATTTAGCATTTGGATATGATGTAACAGCAGATGAAGAAGCAATTAAAACTTTTATAGAAAATAGAAGAGAAAATAATATGAAATTAAGTGTAGTAACAGCTAACTTTGCAGCAGACTATGAAGGGGTAATTAATTTTACTGCCGAAGAAATTAAAGTAAATGGCATTGCTATGACAACACAAAGATTTACTATTAGAGTTGCTGTTATTTTAGCAGGTATTCCACAGACTCAAAGTGCTACATATTATGTGTTAAGTGATGTTACAGGAGTTAAAGATAAGGTTGATGAAAATACTTGTGTTGATAATGGGGAATTATTTATTACATTTGATGGTGAAAAATATAAATTGAGTCGTGGCGTAAATAGTCTTAAAACAATAACACTTGGTAAAAAAGAGTGTATGAAGAAAATTAAAATTACTGAAGGTATGGATTTAGTAAGTGGAGATATTTATACAACATTTAGAGATAATTATACTGGGAAAGTAATTAATGATTATGCTGATAAAATGTTATTCGTTGCAGAAGCAAATGAGTATCTTAGAAACTTAGGAAAAGAAGGTGTTTTAAATAAAGATGCTGATAACTATGTTGAATTAGACGTTGAAGCAACTAGAGATTACCTTGAAAGTGAATTAAAAGTAGATACTACTGATATGGAAGATGAAGAAGTATTAAAGCAAGACACAGGTGCTAAATTATTTTTAACAGGACAAATTACACTACAAGATACAATGGAAGATTTAGAACTTTCAATGTTCTTTTAATAGTTAGTTTATTTTATTTGAACTAGCTATTTTTATGCAAAATTTTATAGAAAGAGAGAGTGATTAGATGTCAAAAAAAATTAAAAATGTGTGTAATGGTCAATTCGGGCATTTATATCTAAATGGTGTTGAAGTTTTTATGGTTCAGTCCTTTAATGCAGAATTAAAGCTAGACTTAGAAGAATTACCATGCAACGGTGGCTGGGAAACAGGTTTTAAATTAAAGAAAGTATCATTAGAGGGAAAATTCAAAGTTTCTTATGTGGATAGCATGGGGTTACGTGATTGTGTAAACATGATGAAAAAAGGTATTACACCAACTTTCAAAATTACTTCATCTTTACAAGATCCCGAACAATATAAAGGGCAAATTGAACAAATTTATATTGGCGAAGCATTTTTGGAAAACCTAATTGTTGCAGATTGGGAAATCGGTAAAATGGTAGAAAAAGAATTTAGCTATAAAGCAAATCCAATGAGTTTAAATGTATTAAAAGAAATATTAGATAGTGAAGGGGTTAAGGTAGCTTAATATCTTAATATAAGGAGGATTATAAATGAATAAAGAACAACAAAAAAGATTAACTTTAGCTGATGTTGTGGCTAAAAAACAGGCACGAGAAAAAGATGCTAAGAAAACACAGGAATTAAATATAGGTTCTTATGACATGTATATTTTAGTTAAAAAGCTAGATGATGAATTATTCTCATATTTGAATGAAAAATACAAAGATGATGAAATGGGAATGATAAATCGTATTGTTTATGAATGTGTAGTTGATCCTAAGTTAAAAGATGAAAAAACTCAAGAAACTTTAGGTATTACATGTGAACCATCACAAATTATAAATGAAACTGTAAAAGCAGTATTCCCTTCAGTTAAGGAACGTGGTGGAATTGCTACAGAAATATTAAACCTTAGTGACTTAGCAAAAGGTGGAGTATCGGTGGTACAACACATAAAAAACTAATTTTGACCGACAATGACATGGCTTTATATTGCGTATGTTTTGCTAAAGGTCATACATTTGAAGAAATGTCTAGTTGGTCACAATATGAAAAAAATATAGCAAGGGCATTTGTTGAAATTGAAGCAGAAAGACTAAATAAGCCTCCGTCTAATGAGGAAGAATAGTCTTTCTTTTAGATTGGGGGTGAAATATGAGTAATTATAATATGGAAGCTATTATAAGGGTTAGAGATATGTTTACTAATCCTTTGAATAGCTTTAGGGATAAAATACGTCAAGCTAGATCTGATGCTGAAAATGCTAGTAGTGGAGTCAGAAGTTTTAGTAATTCTGCTAATGAAACTGGTGGTATAAGTGGATTGACAAGCAAACTTGCAGGTTTAGCCGCAGGATATTTAAGTATAAAAGGGGCAGTAGGTATTGTTAAATCAGCAATAAGCGAAGCTAGTGATTATGAGAATTTAAGAAATACTTTAAATGTAGTAATGAAGGATTCAACATTAGCAGGGCAAAAGTTTCATGATGCAGTTGTGTTCGCAAACTCGACACCCTTTGATACCAAAGAAACAGTTGAAGCTTTTGTTAAATTAAAGTCTTATGGACTTGATGCAAGTAATGAGATGATGACACAAATTGGTGATATGGCAGGGGTAATGGGAAAGCCATTGAATCAAGCAGTTGAAGCTATTGCAGATGCTCAGACTGGAGAGCTTGAAAGACTTAAAGAATTTGGTATAACTAAAAATATGATTGTTGATCAAGCTAATAAAACTATGCAAGGTAAACAGATTGTAAATAATAAAGGACAAATTACTGACCAAACAGCATTTAATACAGCTTTATTATCTTTAATGGAAAGCAAATTTAAAGGTGGTATGGAATTACAATCTAAAACTTTGTCTGGTACTTTATCTACTTTAAAAGGTAACTTTTCAACTACACTTGCTACAATTGCAGGTGTTACTGATGATGGAACTGTAAAAGCTGGTGGTGCTTTAGATAGATTAAAAGGTGTAGTTCAAACCGTAGCTGATAAAATACAAGCTTGGGGAGATGATGGTGGAGCAGAACGTGCATGTGATGCCATTGGTAATGCTTTTGATACACTTGGAAAAGCTATTACATTTGTTAAAGATAATTTTAGTACAATAATGCCAGTAGTTGTAGGAGTGGCAAGTGCATTTGTTGCATTTAATGGTATTACTAAAGTTATAACAATATTTAACGGATTATCTAAAGTTGTAGGAGTAATTAAAACAGTTATTTTTGCATTTCAAGCTTTTGTAGGTGGGGCAGGAACACTTGGAGAATGTCTTGCACTTATAAGTAATCCAATTGGACTGGCTGTTGGTGCTATAGCATTATTAACAGGTGCTTTTGTTTTGGCTTGGAATAAATCTGAAGCATTTAGAACTGTAGTAACAAATGCTTTTAATAGTGTTAAAGCTAAAGTAGCTGAAGTTATAGCAGGTATAAAAGCTAAAATTGATGAGTTTAAAGCAAAACTTGATGAGAATAAAGAAGCAGTATCTTTAATAATGTTTGTTTTAAATGCTATTTTCCAAACAGGGGTAGCTACTTTGGGAGCGATTTTTGAGACTTTAGCAACTACAATAGGAAATGTTGTACAAGATATAGGTACTATTTTGGGTGGTATAGTTGATGTTTTAGGTGGAGTAATGGATATTATACAAGGCATTGTGACAGGTAATTGGTCTAAAGTATGGGATGGTATAAAAGAAGTAGTAAGTGGAGCAATTGATATTATTAAAGGATTGTGGAAGGGGCTTGTTGATTTATTAAATACACCGATTAAAGCTGTTGTTAATATAACAAAAAAAGTATTTGGTGGAAAAGATGACAGTGGAGAACAAACTGAAACTGTTGGAGAAAACTATACTGGAACATCTAACTACCGAGGTGGATGGACTAAAACAGGAGAACGTGGCTATGAATTAATGAATCTTCCATCTGGAACACAAATTATAAATCATCAAGGCTCTGAAGCTTTATTGGATAAAATTGCAAATAGTTCTAGTAATAATACTAGAGATATCCATGTTCACATGGAAGGTTCTGTATTTTCTAAAGAAGTTGATATGGATAACTTTATAGATAAATTCGTTTCTGCTATAAAAAGAGAGCAACTAAAGATGGCATAAGCTTATAGATTAATACCTATAGGCTTTTTATTTATTAATTTTTGGAGGATGTGATTAATATTAAAATACATTATATCAAAAATGATATAGAAACAATACAATTACCAATTTCTCCTTCATCCTACAAAATAAAAAGTAGTAAAAATAGTGCAAGTATTAATTTGCTTGGGTTCGGTGAAATAAGTGATGGTGGTACACCAACATTAAAATCATGGACTATATCATCTATATTCCCCTCAAAAAAATATAATATTTGTACTTGTACCCCAAAATCAAACCCCTTTGATTATTGTGACTTGATTGAAAAACTTAAAGACAATAATATTGTTTGTACTTATGTGATAACTAAAACAAATGTGAATATTCAGTGTACTGTAGATGATATTGAATATAGTGAAGAAGATGGAAGCGGAGATGTTTATTTTACTATTACTTTTAAAGAACACAAAGAAATAAAACTTACTACCAATTCAAGTACTGAAACTTATTATACAGGAGTTGACCAAATGGCAACACCTAGTGGATATCATAACTTAGCAACACCTTATACGGTATCTAATTTAGCACAACCTAGTGGATATAGTAACTTAGCACAAGCTTATACAACTTCTTACACTGTTAAAGATGGTGACACTTTGGTTAATATTGCTAAAAAGGTATATGGAGATTCTAGTAAATACACAAACTTAATTTCAAAAAATAATTTGGAAAATGTTAATGATATTTCTGTAGGACAGGTTCTAAAAATATGATAAAAGTATTTTGTATTTATTATGGAAACACAGTAGAAATAACAAATCTATGTGAAAGTATAAAGATAAGTGGATCATTGACAAATGTGTGTAGAGAATTGGATATAACAATGGGTTATGGTGTGTTTAATACTAATATTTCAAGAACAGATTTAAGTGCTGGAACTTTAGTTTGGGTTACTTTAGATGATGAAGAAATATTTAGGGGAAAGTTGATAGAAGATACTTTAAAAACAGATGATACATTGACATTTACTGCTTTTGATTTTGCATGGTATTTGAAACAAGATGAAGTTACATTTAATTTCAATGGTACAACAGCCGAAGATGCAACTCAATCTATATTAGATAAAGTAGGGGTTAGTAGTGATTATATATATCCTACAGGTATAGCTATAAATCATTTAATAGCAAAGCAATCACCTTACGATGCAATAATGGAAATGTATACGCAAGTTAAAAAGCAAACAGGAGAAAAGTTTTATTTATGGATGAGTGGCGATAAAGTTATGGTTACTCAATTTGGAGGTAAAATTGCAAATACTATAATTAAACCTTGTACTCAAGGATTAAGTTATGCAGATGGAAATTTAATAAGTTTTGAGTATACAGAGACTATGGCAAATATGGTTAATAGAGTTGAAGTATATGATAACAATAATAATAAAATTGATACTGTTAACTCAGATTCTAGTGTTCAAAATAGATATGGAATTATACAAAAGAATTATGTTCAGGAAGACGGAAAAGATTATAAAACAGTCGCTAATCAAATGTTACATAATTTAGATATAACAATTAAATGTAAGGTTCTAGGTAATTATGATGATTATTTTACAGGTAAAGGTGTAACAGTTCAAATTCCTTGGATTAATAAAGTTTCCAATACGGTTTTATATATTACTGAAGATTGCCACACTTGGGATATTGGCACAGGTACTTATACAAGTGAATTAACATTAAATTTAGAAAAAGTAATGGATGAAAAAGAATATCAAGAAAGTTCTAATAATAGTTCAAGTAATAGTAGATCAGATGTAAATGCTATTGTTGAATACGCTAAAACATTTATAGGAACACCTTATGTATGGGGCGGAACTACACCTGATGGCTTTGATTGTTCTGGATTTGTACAATATGTATTTAATCACTTTGGATACAATCTACCACGTACAACTTATGAACAAATTGATTGTGGTTCTAGTGTAAGTCAAGATGAATTACAACCAGGAGATTTAGTATTCCCAGGTACAGGTCATGTTCAAATTTATGTTGGAAATGGACAAGTTATACATTCGCCACATACAGGAGAAAGTGTTTGCATAATTGATATGTATGGATTCTATGCAGGCAGAAGAATTGTAACAGACAGTAGTGATAGTTCAAGTTCTAGTGGAGATGTAGATTTAAGCAACGCTACTCAGATGCAAATGAATTTAAGTTTTTATACAGGAGCAGCAAGTGAAGGTGGAAATGAGTCTGCTAGTGGTAAGACATTGCAATATGGTATGTGTGCAAGTAATGTTTATTCATTCGGGACTCAATTTTATATAACTGGTATTGACGGTTTAGATGATGGAGTCTTTACGGTTGAAGATCATGGAGGAACAGATTTTGATTCTGCTAATAGGTTAGATATTTATGTAGGTGTTGGGGGAGATTCTGTAACTAAGGCTAACAATTTAGGGAGACAAACAGTAACAGCTTACAAATTGAATTAAAAGGGGAATTGTATATGAAACAAAATAGTAAATCTGAATTTATAAAAATTGTTAGAGATGAAGGTAGTAAATATAATCCTCCTATGATTCAAAAAGGAACAGTTAAATCTGTAAATCCAATGCAAATAGTAGTTGGAGAATTACCTTTATTTGAAAATAATTTAGATATGGACAAAAGATTATTAGGATATACAGAAACAGTAATAATTAAAGATGATACAGGAACAAAAAGTGCAACTATTGTACATGAACCAGTATTAGATATTAATGATGTTGTATTTCTTTATCCTATAGAAAATGGACAAAAATATATTGTGTTTGGGGTGGTGTAGATGAGTATTTTACCATCAGACAGTTCTAGTAGTGCGATAGATTCAACTATAACTACTACAGATTTACCAATATATCGTGATTATGCTTGGGACTTTGATAATGATGATTATATTATACAGGATGCAGAACTTGTAATAATCGAAGAAGATGAAGCTCTTAAAGTTTGGATATATAAAGCTTTAAAAACTCCTCGGTTTAGATATTTAGCTTATTCGCTTTATTATGGCAATGAATTTGAAACATTAATTAGTCAAAATTACGATAGTGATATTGTAAATATAGAATTAAAAGCACTTATAGAACAGTGTTTATTAGTAAATCCATATATTAAATCTATTGATACTGTAAATATTGAATTTGATGATGCAAAATTAACAGGAACTATATATTTAACAACTATATATGGTTCTATTGAACAGGAGGTAAATGTAGATGTCTGATACTGATACTTATTTTGAAAGTAGCGAAACGATTTTAAATAGAATGAAATCGGGTATAACTAATGTAAGTACAATAGAAGGTAGTGATATACATAATTCACAAGCACCAGTAAGTGTTGAATTAGCAAATACTAAATTACAGCTTGATGAAATTTTCAAGAAAGTATTTGCTAAAAGTGCATTAGAAAATGGTTATTCTGAATGGTTAGAAAAAAGATGTGAAGAATTTGGAATTTATAGAAAAAGTGGAGATAAGGCAACAGGTTATATAACATTTATTGGACAGGCAGGTGCAACTATTTTAGCTAATACAATAGTCCAAACACAAACTGGATTAAGGTATTTTACTATGGATAATGCAGTTATAGCGAATGGTACAACTTCTATAAAAGTTAAAGTAGCTGCTGAATATATAGGTAGCGCTTATAACAAAATAGCTAACACTATTACATATTTACCTATTCGGCTAATTAATATTACTAGTATCACCAATGAGGAAGCCTTTGAAAATGGTTATGATGTAGAGAGCAATGAAGATTTATGTAATAGATATATCGTTAAAATTCAGACTCCTGCAACAAGTGGAAATGAAAATCATTACAAAAACTGGGCATTAGAAGTTGTAGGTGTTGGAGATGTTAAAATATTTTCTGAAACTAATTTAGCTGGAGAGCATCAGAATGGATGTGTAAAAGTAGTAATTGTAAATTCAAATAAACTAGGTGCTGATTCAACATTAGTTAGTAATGTATTAACTCATATAGAAGAAAATAGACCAATAGGTTGTACTCCATATGTTGTGAGTGCAACTGAAAAAGCTATTAATGTAAATGCAGCTATTGTGTTATCAGATGGCTATTTAATAGATAACGTAAAAACAAATATTGAAAACCAACTAGTGGATTATTTCAAAAGTGTAGCTTTTAAGAAAACTTATGTTTCTTATAATAAGATTGGTGCATTAATTTATGAAACAGAAGGTGTCGAAGATTATAGTAATTTAACAGTTAATAATGGAACAATTAATATACCATTAGGAGATATAGAAATTCCTGTAATTGGGAGTGTGGTGGCAGCATGATTAGTAATTATGTACCACCTTTTTTATTAAAATCATCAATATTAAAAAAATTATATGAGAATCAACAAAATGAAATTGATGATATTAACTTAGATATTGAAGATTTATTAAATCAATGTTATGTGCAAACCGCTACATGGGGTCTTAAATATTGGGAAGAAGAACTAGGAATAGTTACAAACACCCAAAAGACCTATGAGGAAAGAAGAAATAAAATACTTTCTAAATTAAGAGGGCAAGGAACTGCAACAGTACAGGCTATTAAATCAATTGCTGAAACTTATGCAGATACAGCAGATGTAATAGAAAATAACCCAAATTATTCTTTCTTAATAGATTTGGTATCCAATAAGGGATTTCCTTATGCAATAACAGATTTAGAAGAAACAATACATGAGATTAAACCTGCACATTTACAGGCAAATTATAAAATGACTTCAAAAACTAATGATGTTTTTAATGTTAGAGCCTTTATGTTATGTGGCGAAGAAATAAGGGTTTTTCCTTATCAAATAACTCAAATTAAAAGCACAGGAAAAATAAATGTAGCAATTGGACAAACAAGTGGAGCTGAAACAATAACAATACTACCGAAAGGGGGAATTTAAAAAATGGCAGAACAATTTTATACTATACTTACCAATAGTGGTAAAGCAAAAATAGCAAATAGTGTAACTCTAGGAACTAAAGTAAATTTAACTACATTAAAAGTGGGGGATAGTAATGGAACATACTATAATCCAAGCGAAAGTCAAACAGATTTAGTACATAGTGTTTACTCTTGTAATGTAACTAGCGTTGCAGTAGACGAAACTAATTCTAACTGGATTAATGTAATATGTGCAATTCCAAGTGACGTAGGAGATTTTTATATAAGAGAAGCAGGGGTGTTCGATGATACTGGTGCATTAATAGCTATAGGTAAATATCCTGAGACTTACAAACCTACTGCAACAGATGGAAGTACAAAAGAACTTTATATCAAAATGACTTTAGAAGTTACAAATACAAATTCAGTTGAACTTAAAATAGATCCGACAGTTATACTTGCAACTAAGAATGACATCAATATTTTAGCTAATTCTATTGCTTCAATTAGTACACAATTGTCTAAAAATGTGCAACAGCAAAATATATTGTCATTGCAAAATAACTCATGGGGATATAAAGGTATTTGCGCTAGGAACTGGATAGCTGGAGCTTTTTCATCACAATATTATAAAGATAGAATAGATGAGTGTATAGAAAAATTAAATATAGATAGTGTTTCTATAATACCAAATACTTATCAACAAAATCAAACTTCAAATGATGTGGAATACAGAACGCCAGTATCAACAAGCGAAACAAAAGATTTTATAAACTATTGCAAAAGTAAAAACTTAAAAATAATGCTTAAACCACAAGTTGAAAGCGATGATGGGACATGGAGGGCTGATTATAATCCTACAGATGCCAATGCGTGGTTTAATAGTTATAAAGCTATGATAGTTAAATGGGCACAACTTGCAGAAGACACAAAGTGCGAAATGTTTTCTATCGGAAGTGAATACAGAAGCCTTACAAATGATACGTACAAGCAAAAGTGGGTAGATATAATTGATGCTGTACGAAATATATATAGCGGAATAATATTATATTCAAGTAATTGTAATGCTACACTCGGAGATGAATACGAGACATTATCATTTTGGGATTTAGTAGATGTTATAGGATTAGATAACTATTTAATACCTACCACCAATATTGCAACCCCAATCGAAGATTATGATATTTTGATGCAAAATAATTACCAAAATCAAAATATGATACAGCCAATAGATTTTCTAGCTAAAAAATATAACAAACCAATTATATTTGCTGAATATGGAATTAGTACAACAGATGATAATTATCAATCAAATTATATAGAAAGTTATTTTAAAAATTACGGAAACTATGATTGGAATAGGGGAATGTTTTTATGGGTAATTGAACCTGAAAACATTTTAAACAATTTTTACCCGATAGGAAGAAAGACAGAAGCAACAATAAAAAAGTATTACTCTCAATATACAAAAACGCAGAAGATAGATTATCCACAATTATTTACTACATTATCTACCACTGATTCAAATACTTATTGGGCTAAGATTGCAAATGTTAAATTAGTTAATTATTCAATTGTTGAAGGATGTATTGAATTAATGCAAGAACAAGTAAATGCAGGAATAGGTATAACATTATCAGAATTAAAATTTAGAATATATTCAGACGGGATGAATTATCCAGTAAAAGTTAACTTAAAATTAAATCAAAATGCATATGTTTTACCTTCCCAAATAACTTATGTTATTACCGAAGATGATGTTAATTATAAGAATATAGACATTTATATAAAGATAACACAAAGTGTAAAATATAGCTTTTTATTAAAAACAATAAGTGAGAAAAAGATAATTAAATTATTTGATAAGTATCCATTATTAAGTGTTTTACCATCTGGAACACAAGGAAATCCTAGTGGAAATTATATCTTAGCTGGAACCCTTAGTGGATCTATGAATTCAGGAATTATATCACAGCAAGTAACTTTACCTAATCCTGTTAATATAACATTTGCAGGAGCAACTTGTACTGCATTAAGTGGAGGAAATACTTGTGATGTTAATGTTAATGTTGAAATTGTAGATAATACACACATTAATATTACAGGAAAACATATGAGTGTTAATGGTAATTATGGGTATACAATTAAATGGGTTGTTATTGGAAATTAATAAGGGAGATGATAATGATGACATATAAATATATGATATTGAATAATGAAAATATAGCAGAATCAATGATTGAATATAATATTCAATTAATTGACCAACCAAGTAATTATGTTAAAGTTGAAGATGCAACAATGTTATGGCATAAATATGAAAATGAACAATGGAGCTCTGAAAGTTATGCTCCTAATGTAAATATTCCAATTTCAGAAAACCAAGAAATAACGCAAAAATTAGAACTTATGCAAAAAGCTTTGAATGATTTAATTTTAGGAAGGGTTTAATAATGATAGAATATTTGATAAATCAAATTGTAACTAATAATTTAAACTATCAAGAAGTTATCACTAAAAGACCAGATTTACAAGAGAAAATTGACACTTACATTAAAGATAATAATTTATCAATAAATAAAAGTTAAATCAGTAAATGGATTATATTTTATTAATATGTTAATATTGGTATATAAGTATATTGAGGGGAAAGTTTATGAATAAAGTTAGAATAAAGGAGATTTACGCATATATAAATATTATTAGATCAATACCGTTAATAATAGCATATAAATTTTCTAAAAATAAAGACTTGATAGATAATGATATTATTGAAAATATGGAAAAGAGAGATAATAACTCACATCAAAATTGGGGTAAAATAAAATGTTTAAACTATTTACTGGCTTGTTACCCGGAATTTAGAAATGTTTTTTACTACAGGATAGGGTTAATATCAGACATTCTTAGGCTGTTTTATCCAAAAGTAAAACCATTATATATTACGTCTGATACCATTGGTAGTGGGCTTATTTTATACCATGGATTCAATTCAATAATTTATGCTAAATCTATAGGGGATAATTGTACTATATATCATAATGTAACAGTAGGCAAAACCGATGACATACCTAGAATAGGGAATAACGTTACAATTTGTGCTGGAGCAATAATTATAGGAGGGATTTCAATTGGCAATAATTCCATAATAGGCGCTGGCGCTGTAGTCACAAAAGATGTACCTGATAATTGTATAGTGGTTGGCAATCCAGGAAGAATAATAAAGCAAAATGGAATAAGTATAAATACTAAATTAAGTTTAGTTAAATAAAAATAAACAATATTGTTACTACGCAATAGGAAAATATGGTGTACAAGCAAATTAAACATTAAGGCAATAATTAAGAGCTCAACAGAGTTCTTTTTTGTTGCTTATTTTTATAAAAAGGAAGGTGACATATGGAAAACATAGCAAGATGTTTTAAAACGGTAATTGCAATATTAGGAACAGTTTTTACTTGGCTCTTCGGAGCATGGGATACGGCTTTAATAGTGTTAGTAACATTTATAGTTACTGATTATCTAACAGGAGTATTAAGAGGATATATAACTAAAAAACTTAGTTCTGATGTAGGACTTAAGGGGATAGCAAGAAAAGCAGTTATATTTTCAGTATTAATAGTAGCAGTTTCTTTAGACAGGCTTTTAAATAATGGAACATGGGTATTTAGAACCTTGGTTTGTTACTTTTATATCGCAAATGAAGGTTTGAGTTTAATAGAAAATGCAATAAGCATGGGAGTTCCAGCTCCGCCAGGGTTGAAGAATGCTCTCATTCAATTAAAAGATGGAGAAAAGAAAGAAATTAAAGAGTAGCCTTAGTCGGTTGCTCTTTTATTATATAAAAAAATTATAAAGGTGGAATTAAAAATGATAAAAACAATTTTAAAATTAATAATTGAAGTATTAGGGAAAAAGGCAATTAAGGCAGGATTAGAGGAACAAATATTAACACATCAAAATTATATTACAGCAGCTAAAGAAGTTTGGAATGTAATTGAGGAAAACTTTAGAATCAGTAAAACTGTTAAAGAAAAAGTTGCTAATAAAGCAGAACAATTTGATAAGATGTTACTTGCTAAGTTCCCAGAATTATCTCAATCGGATGTTGCAGAATTAAGACAGGCAATTGCTGGAGAAGTTAATGTAGATAAAGCAGAGGTATTAAGTCAAGTAGATGCACTTAAGCAACTTCAAGATGAGAATACAAAATTAAAAGCAGATAATTTAGTACTTAACACTAAGATTTCTCAAATTCAATCTACAGTGACAGTACCACAGCAAGCAGTACAAGCTTAATTCTTAGAGTAGCCTATATGGTTGTTCTTATTTTTTATATTTAAAATGCGAGAGGAAGATGAACAATGAAAGGTATAGATATTAGTAATAATGATGGAAATGTAGATTTTACAAAGGTTGTAGCAGATGGAGTTCAGGTGGCTTATATTAAAGCTACAGAGGGTACTACATATGCAGATGGATATTTGGAAACATATTATAGTAAGGCAAAGCAAGAAGGCTTAAAAGTTGGATTTTATCATTTCTTGGTTGGAACTAGTCAACCAGAAACACAAGCATATAATTTTTATAATCACATCAAAGATAAAACTAGTGATCTTATCCCAATGTTAGATGTGGAAACAGCATTTAATGGATTAATGGATTATGCATTAAGATTTATTGCTAAGTTCAAAGAGCTATCTAATTTACCTATAGGAATGTACACTTATACTAGTTTTTTAGATAATTTAGATAATAGATTAGGAGATTATCCATTATGGGAAGCTAATTATAATAATAATCCATGGAACTTACCTTCAAATTTATTTAATAGTAGAATAGGACACCAATACACAGAAACAGGGTTAGTTGATGGAGTTTCTACTAAGTGTGATGTAAATGAATTTAATGACGGGGTGTTTGTATCAACATGGAAATTAGGTTGGAATCAAAACTCAACAGGATATTGGTATTGCACTGATGTGACCAATAAATATTATTACAAAGATTCATGGCAACAAATAGATGGAGAATGGTATTCATTCGATTCAGATGGATATGCTCGTAAGTCTACATGGTTACAAGATGGTGGCTATTGGTACTATTTACAAGATAGCTGCATTATGGCACGTAACAAATGGTTATGGATAGATGGAGAATGTTATTATTTTGGAGATAAAGGCGGTATGTATGTAAATTGTACAACTCCAGATGGGTATAAGGTTGATGAAATTGGTGCATGGATACAATAAAATAGGTTATAATATATTTGGCTAAATTGCACAAATACTAGCCATTAAGAGGTAGATTAGGTAGAAGTACTTAGTCTACCTTTATTTTTTTGAAAAAATATAAATTTTATGTTTAGATTATTAGACTACATTAGCATTATTGACTAGGATTTTGAACAATATGCAATGAGGCAATAATTGTCTATTGTATATTCATTTGACATATTCATTATATAATGTAAAATTATAGTATATATACAACATAAGGGGGAATAAAAAAATGAAAAAAAAGATTGCAGCTTTATTACTTGTATGTTCTATGTTTTCTTGTTTTACTGCAAATGCAGCTACTAATGATAATGACAATATGCTATTAGGTAATCCAAGCTGGGCAACTAGTAGTATATCTGATTCTAATAATTATTTAATTACTAAACCGCAATATGATTTTTCCTACAATGACAGCAAACATGAGCCTAACTGGACAAGCTGGCATCTGTCTTCAGGTGATATCGGCAGTGCTTCACGTCAAAATGATTTTCGTCCAGATACAAAGCTACCATCAGGATGGTATGAGGTTACCGCGAATGAATTTTTTGCTACTGGATTTGACAGAGGACATATGTGTCCTTCTGGAGATCGTACAGCTTCGGCTGGTGATAACCAAGCAACATTTTTGATGGATAATATGATTCCTCAAGCTCCCAAAAACAATCAGATTACTTGGGCAAAATTAGAGGAGTATGAACGTACACTTGTAAAACAAGGATATGAGCTATATATTATCGCTGGAGGTTACGGAACTGGAGGAACTGGATCTAAAGGATACATGACTACTGTAGGAAACGGTGTCGTGGTACCAGCAGAGACATGGAAAATTATCGTAGCTTTACGTGACGGAAATGATGATATTAGCAGGATAACAACTGATACCAGAGTAATAGCAGTGTTGATGCCAAACAGTCAGGCATGTTCAAGTAAGCAATGGGGTAGCTACAGAGTAAGTGTAGATAAGATCGAGTCTTTGACTGGGTATAATTTCCTTTCTTCAGTACCGACTAGCATTCAAGATGTTATTGAAGCTAAGGTTGATAATGGTGCTACAAATTAATATAATACTTATTTAAAATTTAAATACATAACGTATAAAGAATATACGTTATAGTCATTAATTTTTCTGTATTTTTTGCATGAAAATAGAGATAGTATCTATGGCAGTTTGAGGTGAGCCATAGATACTATCTCTTTTTGAATACTATGAAAAAAATTATGCTTATCTTAAGTATTACCACTATATGAAAAAGTATACAGATAAACCAATAAAAATTAACATAAATCTAATCTTCATTATTACCTCATTAACTTATTTGTTAACATATTTGACAAAAGTACCAAATAATATACAATTGTCTTATAGAAATTTAAGGGGGATTAATAATGAATAAAGACTTACTTAATAAAATAATCCAAAATAAAAAGAAGTCAATTAAAATAGCTATAGGGATTTTAATAGTAATTGCAATTATATTTGGAATATCTGTGTTTAGAGCAATTGATAGGGTTGGAGAATACAAAGTAGACAAACCATATGAGGATTTAACTTTTACAGAAAAAACAGCAGCATTATTGAAAGGTTATAAATTTGACACTAGAAAAGAATTAGAAGATAAAGGGTTAATACTAACACCAGAGAAGAAAGAAGCAAAAGCAATAGGCGATATATATAAGGATTTATTAAAATCGACTAAGACAAGTGATAGTACCGATACAGACAAGAAAATAAAACAGTGTGAAGATGCATTAAAAAAACTTCATGAAGAGAATTCCAGTGGAAGAGTAAAAGGTGAAAATTTAATTAATTTTATGGACGAAAGCATAGAATTAATATCTAATTATAAAACAAGATTAGAAGCATTGAATAGATTAGATACTAAAACATATAATGAATATATAGACAAAGTAAATGATAATTTTAAAAGATTAAATAATGATTTGGATAGATTAGGATTTAAATAAAAATATAATTAAGTTGGCTAGGAGTAAATCCTAGCTCTATTTTTTTGCTCTAAATTATGAAATATAGTATAGTAAACTTAATAATTAAGAGAAGAGGTATATTATGAAATCTAAAGGTGAAGAATTAAAGAAAGAAGTATATGAATACTGGAAAAAGAATGAAAAATTAACACTTGACGAATTAAATGAAAAAATGAATACTGAATATTTTAAAACTAATAATTGTGATATTAGCCATTCTAAATATTCACTCCTACAATGGTTGAAAAAAGAAAATAGTAGACAATAG